AACACATGACACAAAGACAACTTCTTGTTTTGGTAAGCACCGTCTTACCAGGCACAGTTCGCCGCGAGTTTGTTCATCGAACATACAATACGCGGTTTCTTTACAATCCTTATCTAATTGCTATGGGAACAGTTGGTTGGGATATGGTAAATCCTGAAATGGTTATGATAGGCACCGAAGAGGGAGATGAAATGGATGGTGATGCTACCATGCTTATCAACTTCTATAGGACTATTATGGAAAATAGACCTAGATATATTGTGGGGACGTGGGACGAGTGTGAATGTATTAAAGTTTTTTACAATACATTTATTAGTGCTAAAATTGGTCTAGTAAATATGATACAGGACGTTGCACAAAAACAAGGTAATATTGATGTTAATGTTGTTACTGACGCACTTGCAAACAGCACACAAAGAATTATGTCACCTGCATATATGAAAGCAGGCATGGGTGATGGTGGTGCCTGTCACCCTAGGGATAATATTGCGTTGAGATATATGGCACAGGAATTAGATCTTGGCTATGATTTATTTGGTGAAATTATGAAAGCCAGAGATATACAAGCAAAAAACATGGCTGAGGAAATTTTAAAACATGGTGAAAACATTAAGTTTACTTCCAACTCCTATAAGCCAGGTGTGGATTATATAGAAGGAAGTTACAGTCTCTTAGTTCAACATTATGTAACTGAACTGGGAGGTAATATTGTTACCACATTACCTGACGTGGTTGTAAGAGTTCATCCTCAGGATGAAATAACTGAATCCCACGACATTTATATATTTGACCCATGGGAAGATTATGGAAATACACGATAATGATATAGTTTTTAGGCAAAAGCCCTATACAAATTTAAATAGTAAATGGCACCCCGATGATAGTAAGGAGATGTACGAAGGAAATCAAAACAATATTTCTGACTATTATAAAAATAGTCGGCCTGTAACATATACCTATAATTATCAAGGATATAGATGTAACGAGATAGATAGCTATAAGGGTAGTAAATTCATAATAGCATTTGGATGTAGTTACACCGAGGGTATTGGATTACATAAAGAGGATATTTGGCATTCTTTAATAGGTGAAGAATTAAATATGCCCGTGATGAACTTAGGTGTAGGCGGCACTGGTCCTGACTTTCAATGTTTCAACACCTTACAATATTTAAAAAATAATTTTCCTAAGCCCAAATATGTTATATATCAATGGCCGTCAATTCTAAGAAAATACTTTTTATATGCTGAACGTGCAATTTCACCCTTTGTGCCTCAAAATCCTGAACACTTTAACATTGAGGATAAACGAGCGGCTAAACAAGATAAGGAATGGTTCAATAAAAGATTTCTTGTTTATAGACAAACTGCATCCTGGGACTTTTATCAATATGTAACTACATGTAATTTGTTATGGCAGACTAAGGGCATTACACCTATTCACTGGGCTTGGAAAGATGACATGTCGGAAGCTGATACGGCAACTAATATTCAAAACCTAATTATACCAGTGGTAACTGGTAGATATAACATGGATGAAGCAAGAGATTGTTCTCATCCAGGGCCTATAGTTCATAGGGAAGTAGTAAGACAACTAAAGGAGCACAAGTATGTTCAAAAAATTTATAACATGGCTTGAGGAAATTAAACATCGTAGGCTAGTTAAAAAACGTATTGCAGAAGCCAGAAAAAAAGATCCGTTTATTTACAAATGATTAAGTGGGGCATATCTGCAGGAACACATGATGCATCTTTGACTGTTGTTGAAGATGATAAGATCCTTTTTGCAAGTCATTCTGAAAGATATAGTCGAATTAAAAATGACGCACATCTCAATGATAAACTTGTTGCGGACGCTCTCTCTTATGGTGAACCTGAAAAAGTATATTGGTATGAAAACCCTATATTGAAAGCGGGTAGGAAATTATATGCAGGTCAGGATGAAATATGGTTGAATCCTAAATCCTATCTGAAAAAATATGGTATTAACACAAAAGTAAAATGGAGTTTACATCATGAAAGTCATGCGGCGGCTGGTTACTACACTAGTCCATTTGATAGTTCTGCCATTTTGGTCATTGATGCTATTGGTGAGTTTGACACTACTAGCATTTGGCTGGGGAAAACAGGACTACAAAAACTTTATAGCCGGAAATATCCGACATCACTAGGATTATTTTATTCTGCTATTACAGATCGTGTAGGATTGAAACCTAATGAGGATGAATATATCCTTATGGGTATGGCAGCCTATGGACGCCCTCGTTGGTGTGTAGAAATGCGCCTCATGTTACATAATGGGTATAACTTTCACCGAGGTTGCCGAGAAGCGTTTGAGGGTGCAAGAGACGAGGATTTGGCTTGCTCTGCACAGATTGTATATGAAGAAGAGTTGGAGAAATTACTTGTTTTAACAAAACAACTTACAAATCAAGATAATCTTGTTCTTATGGGTGGATGTGCATTGAACTGTCTTGCAAATCGCTTTATTAATAAATACTTCAACCATGTTTGGATAATGCCTAACCCAGGTGATGCGGGTTCTTCTCTTGGCGCTATAGCTGCCGGTGAACAAAGAAGACTTAATTGGAAGACTCCATATTTAGGATACAACATTGAGGGTAGATATCCAGTAGAACAATTACTGGATTCTCTATTAACTGAAAATATTGTAGGAGTAGCGAACGGACGTGCTGAATTTGGTCCTCGTGCTCTCGGCAATCGTAGCCTTTTGGCTGATATACAAATCAGACACATAAAAGATACGGTCAACGAGATAAAACAAAGACAAAAATTTAGACCCTTTGCACCAGTAATTTTAAAACACGAGGCACACAGGTATTTTGATGTGCCTAGGGGGTTTGAATCTCCTTACATGCAATACGTTGTAAGATGTAAGGTGCCGCATAAATATCCTGCCATTGTTCACCATGATGGCACTAGCAGAGTGCAAACTGTTACTAAGGAACAACACCCAGGTCTTTTTAGATTGCTTATGCGATATAAAAAAGAGACAGGCACTCCTATGTTACTAAACACCTCACTGAATATTAAAGGTGAGCCTATGGTAAATGACAAGAATGACGCACAAAATTTTTACAAAAAATATGGCGTTAAAGTCTTTTCTTAACTAAATACTTTTATGGACAATGTTGTTAAACTTCCTAAGAGGTATTACAAGACTCCCCCTAATGGTTTTAAGATTAATCTTTACACTGAGGCGGAGATCGAGATGACATTGTTCTGCGTAAACATATGGGGCGAAAAGAACGTAAAATTTAAACAAGAAGATTTACGTTGTATGACTGCTCATTTTGTTTTGGATGCTTTAGATCGTGGATATAAAAGCGGGTTGCTCTCATATGAAGCAAGGGAAATTATAAATAAAATTATGAAAAGTATTGAACCAATTTACTCTCCTTCAACAAAAGGAGGCGTATCTCAGGGGTAGGCTATTGTGCCTGCCCTTTTCTTTTAACTCCAACAAAGGTCGAACATGTCGAGAAGAAATAATCTTCAACTAGTAACCGATGACAACACAAACAAAAAATCTGGAGGCGTTAAATTAAAATTACAAGACTTAGATGTAATTGATCCTATTACAGACAATCAAAAAGTATTCTTTGACCAATATTCAAAGGCCACATCTTTCCTACTACATGGTGCCGCGGGCACAGGTAAAACTTTCATAGCCGTATATAAGGCATTAGAAGAAGTTTTAGAAAAATCCAACCAATACGAAAAAGTAATTATTTGCAGATCTGCTGTGCCTTCTCGAGAAATAGGACACTTACCCGGTGACCAACTTGAGAAGACAGAAGTTTATATGCGACCATACATTGATATGTGTCAAGAACTTTTCCCAGACAAACAAAATCCTTTTGGTCGGCTTTTACAACAAAAAAATTTAGAGTGGATGATTACATCTTTTGTCCGAGGTATTACTTTGGATAATGCAATTATTATTGTTGACGAATGCCAAAACATGAATGATATGGAGATTAACTCCATAATGACTCGTGTTGGCACAAATAGTAAAGTAATTTTTTGCGGAGACTTTAGACAAACAGACTTATACAAACGCGGCGACATGTCCGGACTTAAAAAGTTTATGATGATTGCCGATATGATGCCTTCCTTCAGAACAATAGAGTTTGACACTGACGACATCGTCAGGTCAGAATTGGTGAAGGAATATATAGTAGCACGAATGAAGTATGAGGAACAATATACTTCTTGACAATAGATAAAAGATGTGTTACTTTTTGTTATGTTCAATCATGTAAAAGAGCTGAGTGATTACGCTCAAGATAAAACCGCCTCAGATGGAAGTAGAAAATATTTTACCGAGTCTGGGGCGGCATATCCTTCCGTCACAACAGTATTAGGCTATCAGACACGCGATTCAATTATTGCGTGGCGTAAACGTGTGGGTGAGGAAACAGCTAATAAAATTAGTAGACAGGCGTCTGTAAGGGGAACCAAAATACACGCCCTTTGTGAGGATATTCTAAATAACAAGGATGTTTCATATGATAAACTATCCCTGTTAGAGAAAACAACCTTTACAAGTTTTCGCCCTTTGTTAGACCGAATAAATAATATACATGCACAGGAGATTGCTCTCTATAGCGACCATTTACGTCTTGCTGGTAGGGTAGACTGTATTGCAGAGTTTGATGGCAAGTTAAGTGTAATTGACTTTAAGACATCAGGTAAGCCTAAGAAAAAAGAATGGATTACAAACTACTTTGCACAGGCAGCCGCATACGCAATCATGTATGAAGAAAGAACAGGCACGCCTATTAATAGGTCAGTTATTCTTATTGCAGTAGAGGATGAGGAGCCTCAAATTTTTATTGAGAGCCGAGATAATTATGTGAAGGACTTGCTACATGCAAGAGACCTATATGAGTGCGACCACAGAACTTCCTAATTTAGGCAGAGCAGTAATCGAAGTATTTGGAGGGTGTAATTACACCTGTCAAATGTGTCCTCAAACTTGGGGACGAGGCAAAGACTGGACACGCAAAATGCCGCTTGACTTGTTTGAGAATATTCTTAAACAATTGAAAGGCAATCCTGTAATTAACCTTGAGGGTTCAGGTGAACCTTCAATGGCAAAGGATTTGTATAAGTATGTTCAACTTTGCACAGACTATGGATATGATAGTTTTATATACACAAATGGCTCTTTTTTAAAGGGCGAATTATTGGAGAAAACAATAGATGCTGGTATCAAGTTTATTCGTTATAGTTGCATTGGTTATAATCGCGATAAGTATGCGGAGTGGATGAATATAGATAACTTTGACTTATTGCAAAGTAATATTACAGAAGCAAAAGAAGTTATTAAACGCAAAGACAGTGATTGCACATTATCCACATACAATCTTATTCTTGACAATGATAAGATGCAATATGAAGTAGAACAATACAGAAAAAATGTCATTGACAAATTAGATATTGTGGGCTATATTTGGAAAATGCACAATTGGAGCGGTAATTATGACCCCGAATATACAAGGGAGTCTGAAACTGTAAGAACATGCGGTCGCCCTTTCAGTAATGAAATTACTATACGTTCTGGGGGTAATGATGGACATCGAGGTGCTGTTACACCCTGTTGCCAGACCATGGGACAACCAAATGAAGCAAAGTCCGTTCTCGGTCATGCCGATGACACAAGCCTGAAAGATATTTGGTTTGGTGAGGAGTATGAGAAACTCCGAGAAGGTCACAGGACGGGTGACTATCCTGATTATTGTAAGTCTTGTGACTTTCTTTATGATAATCCAGAAGTGCTAGTTTGGAGTAATGACCCAGATGCTAGAGTGGATCATATATTAGGAACTGACTTTAATTTGCGATGAAAAGTATGAACATTTGGATTGGATATGACTCCCGCGAGCATTGGGCATTCAAGGTCTGTGAGTATAGCATCCGCAAACACAGACCTAATGCAATCGTAAAACCGATTGAACAACAAAACGTAAGACTTCTTGGTCTCTACGACAGACCTGTGGATAAGGATGCTGCCACGGAGTTCTCTCTAACTAGATTCCTAACACCTGCACTATCAAACTTTAAGGGATGGTCGATTTATTGCGACTGTGACTTCTTATTTACCAAAGATGTTAAGGAATTATTTGACCTTGCGGATCCTAAGTATGCTGTAATGGTAGTTAAACATGACTATACCCCAAAGAGTAATACAAAGATGGATGGTAGATCCCAGTTCCAATATCCTAGAAAGAACTGGAGTTCTTTGATCTTATTCAACAATGAACATCCATCCCATAAGTTTCTGGACGTTAATAGTATGACTCCTGCAGAGTTACATCAGTTTAAATGGATTGAAGATAAAGATATAGGTAAATTGCCTGAACAATGGAACTGGTTAGTTGGTTACTATGATGATCTGGGGGGACATGAATATCCTTTTGCATTACACTACACAGATGGTGGACCTTGGTTTGAGGAAACCAAAGACTGTGAATACTCTAGTTTATGGAGTGAATATTATGAGGAATTTCTAGATGATTTGCGTTGAATGGAAAGGTAAACCGGGATATGGTGATTTGACTTCACCTTGTTCTTATGTAAATAACTTATCGGAAAAGACTGGTGAAAAAGTTCGTCTTGATTGGGTATCCTTTAATGATGTCGGTGTCAAAGACAAGTATGAGAAGGATGACAGTGAAGATTTAATTTATAGATTACATACTATTTTTGTAATGTTACGAACTGCTGATGTAGAGCTTAAAACAACATTTGCAAAAAACTTACCTTATCAACACTCTAAGCTGCCTAATCATCCTTTTCATAATTATAAATCAGTTAATGAATGGCGAGGTGGTTCCGGTTATGTTACCTTTGTTACTACAGAAAATAATAAGATTCAGTTTAAGGACTATCCTGAACCTGAACACAAACTTTGGAAGGATCCGACAAACAATAATTGGGAACCTTTATACAGTCAATTTGATAAAGTAAATTTTGTGGACTATGACACCCCTATAGATAAAGCTATAGATATTCTTACTGAAACTGAACTAATGATTAGTTATCATGGCTCTGCTTCTTCCCTAGCGAGAATTCTCGGAACGCCTAGTTTTATCTTATCAAATAAACCAGAACACACTCTATCGGATTATCCAAACGCATTGATAAGTAAAAAACTTAACTTTTTGGCTAAAGAGATGTATGATATACAGGAGATTTGTTTGGAAAAAATTAAGGATGCAGAACGGGGTAGATTAGATTATGTCAACAATTATATTGGGTAATGGTAAGTCAAGAAAGAATATAGATTTATCAAACTATGAATATATCTATGGTTGCAATCTTGCATACAAGGAAGATATTAATTTTCAATGTATAGTGGCAACCGATGTTCTAATACAACACGAAATTTATCGCAACTATACCGGACAATGTTTGTTTCTCGATTGGGAGCCTATCCCAAGTGAAATGGCTGTTGCTTTTGAGACATTTGATACACAAAATGAAAGCAATGATTATACACAATATGGATGTGTTATTAGTGGAGAAGGAAACAATACACTAATGACATACCTAAGAAAAGAAGATCAAGTTATTTCAGTAAAAGAAGAACGCCTGCCTTTTTTAATGGCAGCCGGATCTTTGGCTATGTGGCATGCCGCAGAAACAGGCGTTAATGAAATACATCTTGCAGGTTTTGGTGATAATGAACATTTACATGACCAGACGTTGATGGACGACAATGGACGTAGACTTGCGAGATGGGAACAGGAACGTAAACAAATTATAAAACTATATCCTGATATAGATTGGAAATATTTATGATTTTAGACAAAGAAAAGAAACTTGCATTTATTCATATTCCTCATAACGGGGGGTCAAATATGAAAGAACGATTAATACCTTCTGACAGATTTGAAGTTTATATGCCTGAGGATATGCCTGATAAGCATTTTGTTAAAAAACTAGATTTTAAAAATATAGAATCGCCTATACAATTGGTTGACCACTTGCCTGCTAGATATGCACCTGAAGGTTATTTGACAGTTGCTTTTGTAAAAAATCCTTATCATAGAGAAGTTTCACAATATAATCTTTTAAAACATTTTCATGCGTTTGTGCAGGGTGCAAGAAAATTTGATTCATTTACAGACTTTTTAAAATTTAAGTATTTTTCCAAACCTAATACACCCTTTGCGGTAACAACAACAGGGTCAATGAGATCTAAAGATAATTATTATTTTGCTCATGATGCAGATGTTATATTTCGTGTTGAGGAGATACAAAGTGAATGGGCTCAATTTAGTCAAATGTATGATTTGCCTAGTGATCTTTGGGATACAACATATAACGTGCAAACTCCTGAGAACCATTCTTATGAACAATACTATACTGAGCTGGAATTGCGCCTTGTTGATGAGGCACTTCGCCGAGATTGCAAGGAATACAATTACACCTATTAGATAGAATACCAAAAGTGCTTGACTTTGCCAAATAAGTGTGCTACAACTATGAGGTAATGTTAACAAAGGAGGACTTATATTATGTCTAATACCATTACTACTACTAAAACTGCCCGTGTTCTTTCCGCACTTCTTGATGGCGAGGCTCTTACAGCAGGTGAAATGAAAACACGTTATGGCGTGAAAAATGCTCGTGCATTGGTTTCTTCCTTGCGTATGGCAGGTCATGCTGTGTATCTTAACACAGGCACTAAAGATAATCGTGGTCGTGTTCGTGCATCACGCTATCGTATTGGTGCACCTAGTAAAGCAGTTGTTGCGGCTGGCTATAAAGCCTTAGCCGTCTAATATAAATAACTGTGTTCGATGAAGCGAGCTAAAAGGTATTCAGGACCCGGGTGCAATACCCGGCGCCTCCACCATAACCGCCGTCTATAGGTGACGGTTTTTATGGGGGCGAAATAGGATCGACTGGTATTTAATAGGTAAGTGGAGAACTAGGTGCGGAAGCCACCTGTGAGACGGACGGGCTATCCCATCCGCAAGAGCGCAACAAACTCGTAAGTGCAAACGATAATTACGCACATGAGGATTACGCCCTCGCGGCATAATCTTCGGGGTCAGGGGACGCCTAGCAACAGAAGTCCCCACTTTTTTATTAGGAGATATTATGACAAGAACTTTATTATTACTAGGCATATTAACTATATTTTTCACCGCTATAGCATTCGCAACTCCTGCATATTCAGAGGAAAAAGTTGTAGAGATGTTAAATAAGCGAGAAGATGGTGCTCGTATGGTTTACTCAGAAGATATTACTCGTATTAATGTGGGTGATACAATCAAATGGTTACCGACTGATAAAGGTCATAATGTTGAGTTTATTGCAGGACCAGAGGGTTACGAATTACCCAAGCGTTCCAAGTTTAATAAAGAAGTCTCATTGACATTTGATACACCTGGAGTTTATCTATATCAATGCACACCTCATAAGGGTATGGGTATGATTGCACTTGTAGTTGTTGGTGATGATACATCTAATGCTGATCAAGTTGCGACCGCCAAAGTATTCGGTGGTAGCAAGAAAAAACTCAAAAAACTTATAGAAGAAATCCAGTAAATATGAATTTTTTAGATTCAATGATGGCAGTATTAGTAGCCATATCTTCTAATCCGGCATTGCCCAATGATAAAGGTATTAATACAATTGATAATCCTCAACTTGCATGCCTCACACAAAATATTTACCATGAGGCTCGTAATGAATCTACGGCAGGATGGATTGCTGTTGCAGATGTTACAATGAATCGTGTTCGCTCAGATGCGTTTCCTAATACTATATGTGAGGTTGTTTTCGAGGGTCCACATTATATCAGCAAAAAGTCGGGTAAATATTATCCATACAAAAATCGTTGCCAGTTTTCATGGTATTGTGATGGTAAATCTGATGAAGTTAAAAACATAAAAAAATACAAACAGATTATGGAAGTTGCTAAACTGACAGTGAAAACTGAACTTGATATTACAGATGGTGCGTTGTTTTATCATGCAGACTATGTAAAACCTCGATGGGCAGAAACTATGGATGTTACTGCTCGTATTGATGCTCACATATTTTATAAACCGAGAGACTAATGTTACATTATATTGTTACAGGTGGATGCGGCTTTATAGGTAGCCACTTAGTAGAAAGACTTGTTGCCGCAGAATGTGCGGTTACTATTGTTGACGACATGAGAAACGGCAAGTTTAAGATTGTTGATTCGCCCTATGTTGCATATATTCACCAGGATGTTTGTGATGTAGATATTACTGATAAAGTTTATCAGGCTGATGGTATTATTCACCTTGCAAATACTCCTCGTATTCGCTTGGCATTTGAACAGCCTGTTGATGCTATTATGAATAACATTGGACCTACGACACATGTATGCGAATGGGCAAAAAGGTTGAATTGCCCCTTGTATTTTGGACAGTCTTCTAGTAGAATATTTGGACATGCTGACGATAATCCTTATGCTCTTGGTAAGGCCTTTGGTGAAGAAGTTATGCATCTATACCAACGTCATTGGGGACTTGATTATCGTCTAATGTATTTTTATAACGTATATGGTCCGCGTGAAGCAGACTATGGTGAACATAGCACCGTTATTCGTTCGTTTAAAAAGGCTTACTTAGCAGGTGAAAGTTTAAAAATATTTGGAACAGGTCACAAATCTCGGGACTTTACTCATGTTAAGGATGTTGTTGAAGGTGTCTTCAAATCTTTGTTTGATGAAAAGAAACGCAAACAAATACATTTAGGCTCGGGTGAAAGTTACACTATTAATGACATTGCAGAGGCGTTTAATCATCCTATGATATATGAGTTTGATAAGCCCGGTGAAGCTCAACACACAATATGCAAAGACCCATATATTAACAGAACACAAAATGTAATTAAGTATATTACAGACTGGACACAAAGGAAACACAATGCCTAAACTTATTGTAGATAATGATCTCAATACAGACGTGAAAAAAGTATCGGATGTATTTCTAATTACAAAACGTTTTCATACGTCAACTGAATTTTCACAATACATTGAGAAAAAGTCTAAAGCTACAAAGACAGGTTATATTGATGTTCTCATTGACTTCTGTGTAAAAGAAGAAATCGAAATTGAATCTGTTAAAAAACTTCTCACATCATCACTAAAAGAAAAGATTAAAGAAGAAGCAGAATCACTTAATTTATTAAAAGAGAAAACTAGTAAGTTACCTTTCTAATGGAACCATTTGAAGTATATAGATTATACCTCGCTCTTAAATTACACTTTACAAAAAAAGATTATAACATAACAAAAACAAAAGGTGCAGTAAGGGCAAGTCAAAATGCTTTCCTTAAACGCAAAGACTTGACAGCTATGCGTAAACTTGCTCGCGATTACAAGCGGCGTGAGATTATAGATTTGCTTGTTGCTAACTTTGTTTCCGGCGACAAGTGGGGCGGCGTCTTTGATGCCAATGCAAAGGAAACATATGAAATATGGAAGTCTCGTAAACAAAAACTTGATTACATATTTGAACAGGATATTGCTAAGATTGAATTGGAGATGGAGCAGGAAAGTATTGCAAATCCTTTTACATCTGAAGATGGATATCATCCTTTAATCTATAGATTATATTTTGGTCACCTAATATCTATAGAAACATTAGTTGTGCTTGACAAAATCTACAATTATGTTACTATGGATTCTGATGATATATTCTTAGAGGACGTTTCAATGTTAGTTAAGAAGTATCGTCCATTTGTCCAAATTACAAATAAAATGAGGCATGTAAGTGAAAACTTTTATAAATAATATGTCCGCTTATACAGGACAACATACACAAACATACAACGCTTATACGGAGAAAAAATATGTCGTTTAATTCACTATCAGACTTGCGTAAGGCAAGAGGCTCTTTCGATAATTTAATGAAAGAAGTCGAAAAAATTGATTCCCCCCAACAAAACTATAACAAAGATGACGGTAACGAGTGGAAGCTACAAGTAGATTCTGCTGGTAACGGTTATGCTGTTCTTCGATTCTTGGCACCGCCTAAGGGTGAAGAACTTCCGTGGGTTCGTCTTTGGAACCATGGTTTCCAAGGCCCAACTGGTAAGTGGTATATTGAAAATTCACTTACTACACTTTCCCAACCTGATCCTGTTTCAGAACTTAATAGTGAGCTTTGGAACAGTGGCACAGAGGCAAATAAGGACGTTGCTCGTAAACAGAAACGCCGTTTGTCTTATTATGCAAATGTTCTTGTTATTAAAGATCCTGCTAATCCGGCCAACGAAGGCCAAGTTTTCCTCTATAAGTTTGGTAAGAAAATCTTTGACAAAATTAAGGATGTTATGCAACCAGAGTTTGAGGATGAAACACCAGTTAATCCTTTTGACTTCTGGGAAGGTGTAAACTTTAAACTGAAGGCTCGTCAGGTTGATGGTTATAGAAACTATGACAAGTCAGAGTTTGAATCTTCACCTACTCCTGTTGCTGAATCTGATGAAGATATTGAAGCAATCTGGGGTAAACAACACTCACTTGCTGAACTTGTTGATCCAAAAAACTTTAAAACATATGATGAACTGAAAGCTAAACTTAATCAAGTCCTTTCAGGTGGTGCTAAAGTTACAACAGCAGAAACTATTTCTGCACAGACAGGAACAGATGACATTGAGGATTTGGTTGCAGTTACGGCAGCTACATCTGACACAGTTACAGTTTCCTCAAGTGTAGATTCAGATGATGATGAGGATACACTAAGTTATTTTGCTAAATTAGCAGAAGAAGACTAATCCTCAGTTTAGTTAGTTAGGAGGGGGCGACATATATATGTTGCCCCCTTTTTTTTAGGATTCTAATGCACGGTATCATTATGGGAGGATGGATTGAAACGCCAATACATGAGGCGGTCAATCACATCTCGGTAAAAAGAGCGTCTGGTGCTCATAGAATTGCTTCCCATCTCAGGGAGCATGGTTGGGATATTGAAGTCCTGGACTTTATGCCTGCATGGTCGATTGACGAACTAAAAGAATTTTACAAACAAAGAATAAGAAAAGATACAGTATTCATTGGTGTTAGCACTGTATTCAGCCTGCTTACTAAGGAACAAGATATTGTTGATTTTATGCACTGGCTAAAGAAAACATATCCGCATGTTTCTACAATTGCTGGTGGTAAAATGTTGATGACAAGTCACATGCTTCCTGCAGATTTTCACCTTGCTGGATATGCAGAACATGCTATCATAGAACTCCTTAAAAAACTTACAGGAAATCCTAGTAGTGTTGTAATTGAAAAATTTGAAATGATGGGTAGGAATTATCAGTTTGTAAACTGTGATACTTCTCACCCGTCATATCCAATGGATGATTTACAGGTTAAGTATGAGAAACGTGACCATATACAACCAGGTGAAAACTTAACACTCGAACTTACTCGTGGGTGTAAGTTTAAATGTAAGTTTTGTTACTTCAATATTATTGGATATAAGGGTAAGACTTCCAGATGTATGGATAACTTGTATGATGAACTCTTACGGAATTATGAATATTGGGGTATTACTGATTACAGTTGTGCTGACGAAACAACAAACGCAGAACATACAGTATTAGAAGCCGCGGGTAATGTTATTGATAAACTACCCTTTGAGACTAACATACAGGGCTATGTGAGGGCAGACCTTGTTGCGGCACGCCCACAAGACTGGGAACATATGGCAAAGATGGGATTGTGGGGTCATTACTATGGTATTGAATCTTTTAATCATGCTTCTGCTAAGTCCATTGGTAAGGGTATGAATCCCGAAAAATTAAAAGAAGGAATTCTTGAGGCACAAGATTATTTCTTGAAAACACTTGGCAAATTTAGAACAACGTTTAGTTATATTATCGGCTTGCCGCACGAAACTGAGGAAACATTGGATGCCGGTGTAAAGTGGATGTTCGATAATATGAAACACCCATCAATGAATATTTTTCCTTTACAAATTCACCATAAAATAACTGATTCCAATCTAAGAAATACATATTCAGAGTTTGAAGAAACATGGGAGGAATCAGGATTATTTAGAGAAACAACAATGGAAAAACTTGGTGCCTCAAAAGAGGGACTGGGAGAAAATTTGTCTCCCCGAGTTCGAGATTCAATTTGGAATCGTCTGTCACATCCTACATTTACAGTGTGGGAGCATGATACTATGGATATTTGGGAAGCACATAAAATATATGCCAAATATGAATCCAATAGAGATTTATGGCATGACCAATATCCTCACGTTTGGCACTTTCATACTTTTCAAAATGCAGGTATGTCCTACGAGGACCTTCACAAATCCTATAGAGAGCATGGCGATATTACACTGGGCGTGAATGAATCGCACAAGTTTGTAGAAGAATATAAAAAGAAAAAACTAAGTTAGAATGTTGAGGCAATAAATTTTCGTGCTGACGGATTTTGCGACAAAATAGTTTTAGGTAATGTTACAACAATGTCAGGTTGAGGTGCCTGCGCCGCTTGAGGAGCATTTACTACTATCGGAGGTGTTTGCCCTGCTCCATCCATACCTTTAGTTGTATCTTCTGTAACTCTTTCAAGTTCAATACCATTGTTTGTTTCCCTAGCAACAACTTGGCCTTCCATACCGGAACTTTTAATCATTGCCTGTGCTTCTTCAAGGTCATTGCTTTTCCTATTGAAGAAGCCAGAAGTTTGGTCGGTTACTTTGGACTGTAAATCAGCCAATTGTTTATCTGTTGGACCGCCCTGCTCTTCTATCATTTGTGTATTGAATTGTTCACTTGTCAGTTCTGGATTTTCGTCCTGTGCAGATAGGAAGTCCATACGTTTTTCAGGTGTAATATTCTCGAGACCTTCAACACCCAATCTTGTAGGATCCTCTTTTATTAGATAATCCAATGCTTCCTGTTTATCTTCTTCAGATGCCATTGGGTTTGCCATAGTATATTCAGCTCTTGCACCCTTACTGAAGACAGCCTCACCCACATCATATGCAAGTAAACCTGCACTTGCAACTGCACCTACACCTGTTGCTGCCAAAGCACCTCTAGTTGCAAGTTTAGCACCTATTTTCAAACCAACTTTTTTCTTTACTTTATTCTGAATATTTTGGTTTATCTTTGTCTGTGTCTGTCCAGCAGGATTTTTTACAAATTTACCTGATTTTGCATCAACTAATCTTCCGGCTGAATTTAATTTGGTACCCTTAGGAAGGTTTGCTTGTGTTGCTCCTTTAAGAGCATTTGCGCCCGCGCCCATGCCAGCGGCACCTCCTGCCTTCGCCACGGTGCGCCCTGTTTTATTACGACCAAAAAAGCCAGGACGTCTACCTCCCATAGGAAATCCGCCCATCATACCGCCCATGCCATTCATATTCAATATAGCTCTTGTTGTGGCTTCCTGTTCTTCAATCAAATCGTCAATTTGACGTTTTGTTGGGCTGTCGGGATTCAAATCCATATCATTTGCTTGGTCAGCAATTTGCCTTGTTAAAAAGGCAACGTCCCTTGACATTAACTTAACATTTGCTTCGAGGGTATTATCAAGAGCTCTAATATTTTGTTCGAGATTTTTATTAAGAGAGGATATTTCTTCCGCGATTAAACTTTCCGTCGGATCTTCAGGTATTGTAACATTGCTTGCCGCTTGTGTAGTTTGTGGAGTTGCACCTGGCATTGATGCCCTTGCTGACCCTACAGAAGTGCCTGTGCCGAAAAGAGTTGAAGGACGTAATGCCTGCTTTGCAACCGCGCCAAAGCCTTTTACACTTTCATCTACACCTAAAAATCTTTTTGTTAAACTAACTGCTCTATCCATTTTTATTCTTTTCGGCTTTTTTCTTAAGATGTTCTATTAGCATTGCAATGTAAACGGTCCTCTCCCAAGGCAACCAATTTTCTATTTCTGTTAATGAGTATTTATGTTCCTGCATTAATAAAAAATTGGTTTTAAAAAAGTTTTCTAACGATTCATGGGAGAGGTTTATACGAAAAAATTTACATAACCGTTCAAATTAAGATAATTTTCCTTCCCACAGTTAGCACATTTAAATTCAATAAGATGTTCAAGAGCAGGCATTGTTTCAAAAAACTCTCTGATATTTTCAAAGTTTGTTGCTGGTAAGTTCTCTACCCATTGATACATCTCTGTTTCTGATATTTCATCACACTCAATAACTTCATCATCGTCATAAATTGTTTTAATACTTTTTGCTACAAGTGCGTATATCGCTTCATTGTTGTCACCTTCCAATAACTTAGCCATTTCCTTGGCATCAGGATATTTCATTTCCACTGCCATAGTCTTGGAAAGTTTTATTGGATTCTTGTGATCCTCATCTAGCGTAAGTTCTAAATCTTCTAAATTTAACTGATGATTATATTGTGTTCCGCAATCACCACAAACCATATTTAAATCTATTGCATTAGATATGGATGCAGATCTAAGTTTTAGAAAAATATATTGTAGTTCAAATAAGGGAAGTTTATCTCCCTCAATTTTTCCAAAAGAACAATTCGTTATGATCTGCTGTGTAGCTTTCATCATATCATTAATGTCATTAGTTTCACTAGCCATGACAAGCATTTTTTCTTCCTTTACAAGGAAGGGTCTGAAATTAACGATATCTTTTGTAGAAAACATCTCGATTTCAATTAAAGGTACATCTACCTGAGGTAGCATAATATTTACTCCTAATTATAAATTTCTTCTAAGTATTTCCCTAAGATCCAAATCTTTAAAGTTAAGAAAACGTTTAAGTCCTTTGTATTTACTATCAACCGGCAGTCCATCGGACTTCCAATATTTGTATTGCATTATAACGTTTACACGATTGATTCCTTCATTGGATGCTGATAAAGGTGTTAATGCAATGGTCCGAGGAAATGCATCTACAAGTGTCCATTCCCCAGTTCTTCTATCGCCCCTATCCAATGTGTATATTGTTATTCTACCGGTATAATCATTATAAAAGCCTACTTCCTTGGACAAAGGATCTACAGTTGCACTACCTATCCAATCCTCAAAGTATGCACGAACGTCCCAATTAGCATCACAATAAAAAGTAAAGGATGCTGATTCCCCTAGATATTCCAAACTCTGGGCACGGAATTCAGTCCAGTTACCAATTTTTATAGGCGCACTAGGTATAAGTATTCCTGGAACCGCGGCTTCCTCACATAAAATAGAAACATGTCTATCATAACCAAGACCAGGGGGACCGTTTATTTCTATCTCAAATCTACCTGATCGTGATAAATCTTCTTTTCTTACTTTTGCAAGTAAATCATTAAACTTGAAGTATGAATCTGCCATTAGATTGCCGCCATTGAATCGTTAAATACTGTTTGTTTGCCAGCACCCTCAAATTTTTCAACTGGTAACATAATAGCTGTCTGCCAATTCTCGGGGTTGACTCTTAAAATTCTTGATCTTATATGGTTAAACAAATAACGTTTCACTGTAGGCTGAACTCCTGGAAAACGTGATGCACTTTGCAAAACATTCCAGTTATATCTCATTTGTGTATCCGGACCAATGGTTCTTGAATCTTTTGTTTCAATTAATGCACCTAGTAGTTTTGCTCTTAACATATAAGGCAAGTAATGTAAGTTAAGCCCGTAGAACCCTCCTGTGGCATTGTCATAGGGCAATACAAGGGGGAATCTGTCATAGTAGGGCAACTTTGCTTTTGTCTTAGGGTCATATACAAACATATACATGCTACCTACTTCTGGACGTCCGGAAGTTTCACCCAAGTCAGATGCAAATACTTGTCCAGGTGCATTAACACCTCCTGCAAGTTTTCTAATTTGATCTTGATACCAATTTACAGAACGTTTTGTGTCGCCTGCGTTTAGTCGTATTGTTTCAAATGGATTAGCCATACGACTATTTATACGAGATGCCTAATTCTTTCTCTGTAATAATTTTAAACTCCCAGCCCTGGTCAATACAAAACTCTTTGGCACTTTCCCACTTTGCTAGGTTCACGCCCCATTGTTTTACCTCGTTGATAAAACGTTTTGTTCTTCTTTTAGGTATTGTGGGTTCTTTTGTAAAACGTTCTGGTTTTATTTCAATTAGATACTTCTTCTTACCTACCTTTATATAAAAGTCAGGAAAGTATCTGTGTATTTTATTATCAAGGGGTGACCTATAAGGTATTGCAATTTCTTCGGAACCCCATTCTTGAAGGTCTTCATTCATATCACACCAATTCATAAATTTAAGCTCATAACTAGAGCGATAAATAATATTAGTAGGGTCACCGCGATACTTTTTAGGATTGCGAGGAATAAAACGCCCTTGGTGTAAATTTTTGGTATAAGTCATATAAATAGTCTAAAACAATGTAATAAAGGTATTTATCACAAATGGCACAAGAGACACCAGGACAACGAAGACAGAGAAGAAAAAATTCTCGGGGAGGTCCAAACAGAAACGATGAGATTAGCCAAAATAAGGATGCAGTCTCATCTAGTAATGAAGAGGCATCCCAAGCCAATTCTGTTATAAAAGAAGTTCCCCAAGGCAATGGTGACCTAAATGTTGAAGAAAGAATTGAACGTGCCAAACGGCGTAAACAAAAAAGAACATATCGGTATCCTCAGGACATTGATTCCGAAATTCAACCACACTCTATGGTGTTTAATATTCTAGAAAGAATACCTTCTAATGAAGCAAAAGCTATTAGAAGCGGTGAGGCTCCAGGTGCTTTATACTCAGATAGTAGTGAAAATAGAGTAAATGCAGAACAGGGAGCAGGATTATTTTCTGTGGCTACTGCTCAGGCTGCCGCATTAGGAACTGCGGGTAGTGTGGCGGCCTTGGCGACCGGCAAGGCTTTGGGCCGCGGCGGCGCTAGCGGATTAGTAAAAACGGCTGTGGGTTTAGGTGGATTTGCCCTAGGTGCCAATGCACTCAATTCTAGAACGGGACTTATTAAAACAAATACAATTATTCAACTTTATATTCCTCAGTCTCTTAGCACTAAGTATGGCGCACAATGGCAGGATACTGAATTGGGAACAATAGGCGGTGCTATAACACAAGTGGGACCGGGTACCACAAGTTTAGACGAATTTTTAAAAAGTGCTGGGGGAGCAGGTGAGGCAATAGGTCGAGGTTTGATAGGTGTTTCTGATATTTTTAAACAAATTGGATTAAATGTAGATTTTGGCGGCACGGTTCAAGCACTCACTAAAAAGGTTGTAAATCCTTTTAAAGAGCAACTCTTTAAAACTATGAACTTTCGAGACTTTGCTTTTGAATGGAAGTTCGCTCCGAGAAATAGAAATGAATTAGAAAATGTTATGCAAATCATTGATACATTCAAATATCATATGCACTCAGGCAGAGATACAAGTGATTTCTTCCTTACATATCCTTCCGAGTTTCAGATAGAATTTAGATATAGGGGCGCCGAAAATAGATTTGTCAATAAAATATCTACATGTGCATTAACAGATATGAAAGTGGATTATGGCGCTGGCGGCTCTTTTACTACATTTAAGGATGTAGGCGGCGCACCTTCAGAAATTACAATGCAATTAGCATTTAAAGAGCTTGAACTTATGACAAAAGATAGAATTGAGCAAGGTTACTAAAATGTTTTTTGAACACTTTCCTAAAATTTTATATAAGATTGATGAAAAAAATGATGGTAACGAATCCTTAATTACGTTAACAGATATATTTCGTAGAGTTGCCCCTAAAGATTCATTTATTGTAAATGAAGCATTCCTTGAGGAATATACAATTAAGTCGGGAGAAAGACCCGAGGATATTTCGTTCTTCCTTTATAATAATGCAAAATATCATTGGGTCATATTGTTAATTAATAATATTATAGATCCTTACTTAGAATGGTATTATACAGAGGAACAACTTGACGCTCTTGTTGAAAAGAAATATGGCGCAGGAAACGCCAATGCAACACATCATTTTGCATTATATGATAGTCCTTTAATTTGTTCTGATTACAATGCTGCTCTTATTACAGCCGGTGAAATGTTTGAGGTAACACACATAGAGCATGAAAGATTTGAGAATGATTCTAGGCAAAACATTAAAGTTTTGCAACCTAGATATTTAAATGATTTTATCACTGAATTTAAACAATTGATTAACGAATAATGGCACAAAATTTACAACAATCAGCGGGTGATGTTAGGATAGAATCTATCTATCTTAATACAGGCATTAAGGAATCAATAGATTTACAAAACTTTTTCCTTGAAATTACTTTACACGAAAGTATCCATACACCCTGCATATTTGGACATGTTGTTGTGAGTGATGCCGTTAATCTACTAACTAATAGTCCTATCCTAGGCAGAGATACAATTACATTTAAAATTAGAACACCTGCACTTAATGATACACCTGAAAATGTTATACACAAAACATTTGCAATTTATGCCGTAACTGATAGATTCCTGAACAGTGATAGAGAACAATTTTATACAATTCAGTTTATGTCAATGGAAGGTATTAAGGATAATATAACTAGACTAAGTGAAAAATTTAATGGTTCAACCGAAGAAATCGCTTTACAATTGTTTTCTGAATATATCGTCGAGCCGCGTGTTATGACTCCTGATTTTAAAGATTCAGGAGATCCCTCAATAACTATTCTAGATACACCACATTTTTCAAACAACTTAGAATTTGTATCCAATTATTGGTCACCCTTTAAATGTATGAACTACGTTGCAAAAAATACTGTTGGTAATGAATACAAATTACCAAACACACTTTTCTTTGAATCTAACAAAGGACATTATTTTACTTCTATAACTGCTCTCACACAGGAACAAAAAGATACAAAAACATTGTATGATGAATATGTTTATGTTAGTAATTTAGATGAAATTACAATAGATTCACAGGATAAACGTTCAAGTAATTTTAAATATACTTCACCATTTATTTCTAATAAAATGACAACTGTTAGTAAAATGGAATATCCTAGACATTTTGACCAAATTGAAAACCAAAGTTCTGGATATTACGGCAGTGTCACACATGGTTATGACTGGACAAAGAAAGATATTTACAATATTAAGTTTGATTACACACCTGAACAACCGGCTAGGCGTGAACAGGACAAAAGTGTTTTGGATATAAACTATGATAGTTTTAAACATATAGGAAATATAAATCCTATCCCTAAGGGTATGTTTGCAGACCCTCTAAGTAAAAGACAATATAAAGCGGGGGCATCTGGATTATTTGGTAATAAAAATGCGTTTGACATCTCACAAGTATCCTCGGTATGCTATCGAGAGTCCTCTTTGGCTGAATTGGATGTTTTAAAATATGAAATTACAGTTCCAGGTAAAACAGACATTGAAGTTGGTAGATTAATCAAGTTTAATTATCCTAGTGTTGGTGATAAAGGGCAAAGTAATCCTGAATATGAAAATTTATTTGATGACAAAGTTTCGGGTGTTTATATTGTAACAGGTATTAGACATGATATAGATAAACTGGGACATAATATGATTTTGGAAATTGCCCGTGACGGCGCCGGAGAATTTTAATGGAAAATGTGTATTCAGAATTTTGTTGGTTTCAAGGTGTTGTTGAAGATAGGAATGACCCAAGTAAACTAGGCAGAGTAAGAGTTCGTATTATAGGATATCACAATCCTGATAAGGCTGTTTTACCTACATCTGACTTGCCCCTTGCAACTTGTATGCAACCTATTACTTCTGCGGGCGTTTCAGGTATTGGTCAATCTGCAAGCGGTATGGTTGAAGGCACACATGTTGTTGGTTTTTTCGCTGATGGTAGAGAAGGACAGATTCCGATTATTATGGGAACCATTGCCGCATTGTCTATGCAACCTCCTAATAAAGAAGTTGGCTTCAATGACCCTAATGGAAAATATCCTTTAAATTCTAACAAATCAGGACGCAATACAGTTCCGGAATCTGACCAATCAAGATTGGCTAGAGACACAATGGGTGAAAAACATTACTCATTGGCATCCCGCCGAGCTATGCGTATTAAAGAAGTTCCTATTGCCTTTGCACCTAATATTGAAGGTGACGATCCTGGTGGTAGGAGAACAGCATCATCTTGGAATGAGCCTAACCCTCAAGGCGTAGAAGAAACAAAGTCTCAATATCCTTATAATCATGTTAGGGAAACTGAAAGCGGACATGTGTTTGAGGTTGACGATACACCCGGTCAAGAGCGTCTGCATACTTATCATAAGGCAGGTACATTTGATGAAATACATCCTGATGGCACCAAGGTTACAAAAATTGTCGGTGAAGATTATGAAATTTCGCTAAAAGGCAAAAAC